ATGAACAGAAATTGAAACATAAGGCAGACGTGGGAAATGCCATTGAAGTACGGTGGACAAAATACGTTGCAGGTCAGCTGATCGTCCATGAATACGACCGCCCCAATGACATTGCAGTTTTGGTCACTGGACAAGCACCCCATTACTTCATTGCTGGGTGGATTCCCATTGCTATGGCAAAACGCCCTAAATACCGTCATTCCAAGCAACCTAATTGGTGGGTGACACAAATTAACCTTCAGCCGATAGAAAACCTAAGGAGATCAACCTATGGAAACGCTGCAATTTGAATGTCGCAAATGCAAAAAGGTAACAAAGCAGCTGATTCACAAAATAACCGATCTACTGCCACCCAATGTCGAAACTATTCAATGCACAGTGTGCAGTTGCATGACGGTTGCACAGATAGGGAATTCAAATGCCAATCTATGAATTTGCATGCCAGGTGTGCCAAATCCGTGTTGAGGTGGATAAGTCAATCCATGAGGAACGAGACGCACAATGCTGCGGGCAACCAATGAGCAGAATCTATTCAGCACCAGGCATTTCATTTAAGGGTAAAGGCTGGGGTGGACAATGAATAGTTATCCACAAGCGTTATCCACAAGGGTGCAAAACCTGTGGGACACGCCCAAGCCCCTGCGTGAAGTTGACGGGTATTTGCATGGGGGGTGTACGCTGGACGCATACAGTCAACACCCCGAATTTAGGGATTTAGACAAGAATGAAGTTTCTTTCAGTTATCTTGAAAAGAAAAAAAGAGATAGAAAAAAACTTTGTTGGTTGCTGTTAATCACTAGCGTGTTCGCAACAATAGGGGCAAGCCCTGCCAATGCAACGACTTATTCAATAGATCAGCTGAAAGTCTATGCACATTCAAGGATAGTGAATTACAAGGAATTCCAATGCTTTAATAAGATCATTACAAAGGAAAGTCAATGGTCGTACGTTGCACGAAATGGTTCACATTATGGGCTAGGTCAAATGCGATCTACCTGGTATCGCGATCTTGATCCATACAGACAGATAGACGCAACAATCAAATACAACAAGGCACGACACTTAGGTCATTGCAAAGCATGGGCATTTCATTTGAAACATGGGTGGTACTGATGACCAGTGCATTAAAGGACAACGGTTCGACTGGTAAGTGGCGCAAGATACGTAAGCGAATCTTGGAACGTGACGGCTATACATGCCAAGCCTGTGGAATGGAAGGGAACACTGTGGATCACATAATCCCACGCAGTTTGCAGGGCACAGACGACGATTTCAACCTTCAATGTCTGTGTTCTAGGTGCAATAGTGCAAAAGGCGGTATAAACCGCTTAAACAGCCCTAAGGGGGGTTTTTTTAATAACCCTTTGACACCCCTGACCCTTCATGGTTTAAATTCCCCCCAAAACGATTCGAAAAGTCACGAACATGACTAGAAAGGCCACCAAAAGCCCCCAGAAGGCCGTAGAAGCCTCGAGGGGGCTTGAAACGGTTTTGGGTAGGGACGCAGACCTACAAATCCCGCTATTAGGCATACAAACGCCCCGAATTCACACGCCGCTAAACGATTTACCTTCACGCGGGGGTGAATTGGTTGATTTAGCAAGCAGTTTAAAGATTGATCTGATGGAATGGCAGAAATTTGCGCTTATTCACACGCACAAAGTCAAACCCGACGGTAGGTGGGCGACCCCAGTGAATACAATCGTCGTTGCCAGGCAACAAGGAAAATCGTTTTTGCAGTTGATTCGAATCATGGGCGGTTTGTTTTTGTGGGACGAAAAACTTCAAATTGGATCAGCCCACCGCCTGTCCACATCACTTGAACAGTTTCGGGCAATGGTTCAAATGATCGAAGGCAGTGACAATTTGGCAAAACAGGTCAAAAAAATCCGCTGGCAGCATGGCGGTGAGGAAATTGAAACTATGACGGGCAACAGGTTTATTGTGCGCGCAGGTGGTTCGGCTGCCCGCGGTGTCTCACGACCTTCGACTATTCACCTGGACGAATTGCGTGAGATGACAGACATTGAAAGTTTTGCCAGTTTAAGGTACACCCTTATGGCAGCGGCTAATCCGATGGTCATGGCCTACACAAATGCGGGCGATTCTAGTTCGGTCGTGTTGAACGGTTTTCGGGATCGTGCCCTTGCCAGCATTGCAGGGGTTGAGGACGACATAGGCTATTTTGAATGGTCAGCACCGACCGACGAAATTAGCGTGGAAAACGCGCGGCACAGTAACCCTTCAATGGGTTATCTATTCCACCCTGACAACATCAAATCAGTTTTAAACGATCCGCCTGACGTCGTGATGACTGAAGTTTTGTGCCGTTGGGTCGTGGCAATTAACAGCGCGGTTGACGCAGCCTCATGGGGTAACTGCCTGGACAAAACCGCAGACCTTGATCTTGACAAATTGACGTGGTTGGCCATAGACCTTTCACCCGATAGACGCCACGCGAGTCTCGTAGGCGCGCAGAAATTGGGCGACGAAAAGTTTGTGGTTAAACTGCTGCACACCTGGTCAAACGAATTGCAGTTAGATGACAAGGCAATTGCCAATGACCTTGCAGATTATGCCCGCAGGTATCCCACCGAATACGTTCTTTACAGCCGCAAAACCAGTGGCGCGGTTGCGGCGCGTTTAGCCCCAGCGGGAATTCCCGTTTTCGACATGGACAACGCTTACCCGCAGGCGTGTGACGAAATGCTGTCAGCGATCAACAGCGGTCGTCTAAAGCACAGGGGTCAAAGCCAATTATCGGAGGAAGTTTTGGCAGCGGTTCAGTTACGTCGTGGAGACGGCGGCTGGGTTATTGGAAGGCGCGCGTCCCAGTCGGTCGTTTGCGGCGCAGTGGCAGTCAGCCTTGCCACACACTTCGCGACACGCCCAGACAATGACCTTGACATAATGGTGGGTTAAACGTATAAGCCTGCAAGAATTCGGGCATGGGATTTACTGATCTATTTGCACGCAAGGCTGATACCGCCGTCACGGTGGAGGCCGCGCAGGTTGACGCTGCTGCAATTGCGCCGTATTACAGCGAAGTAGGAAATTTATTTCTATTTGGCGGCATTGTTACAGCCTCGCGTGCTGAAGCAATGTCAGTGCCAACCTGCGCGCGTGCATTAGGAATCATCCAAACAATTGGATCACTACCAATGCACACACGCAATGAGGCAACAGGCGAGAAGGTCACACAGCCACGCGTTATCAACCAACCTGATCCACGTATCCCTGGTGCAACATTCTGGGGCTGGATCATTTCAGATTTATTTTTCCACCCTGCTGCTTATGCCTTCGTAATGGAACGTTATGCAGACACAGGCAAAATTCGCGCAATGGAACGCATTGCCCCTGAACGCGTAACAATTCAAACCACTGGCATGGGTTACGAAATTCAGTCTTATCAAATAGACGGTGCTTACGTTGACCCTTCGAATTTGGTGGTTTTCAATAACACGCAAGAAGGTTTGCTATCGCGTGCAGGTCGCACGATTAAGGCAGCCGCGTCATTGGAACGTGCAGCAATGAATTTTGCTAACGAACCAATTCCACAAATGGTTTTGAAATCTAACGGCACATCATTGCCAGCAGATCGCGTATCAAAATTGCTGACTGCGTGGAAAACCGCACGTGCTTCACGCAGCACAGCATTTTTAAACGCTGACGTAACACTGGAAACAATTGGTTACGATCCACGCAATTTGCAACTGAATGAAGCGCGCAATTACGTTTCGCTAGAATTATCACGTGCTTGCGGTTTGCCTGCATACTTCACCGATTCACAACAAAGCAGTTTCACGTATTCAAACGCATTGGATAAACGTCGCGACCTTGTGGACTTCGCGTTTAGGAATTACATGTCAATTATTGAACAACGTTTATCTTTCCCAGATTTTACGCCCGCAGGTAATCGGGTGTTGTTTGATCTTGACGATTTCCTCCGCGGTAATCCTTACGAACGCGCGCAGGTTTATGAAATCTTGAATCGTATTGGCGCAATGTCAATCGAAGAAATCCGCGAGGAGGAGGACATGCTTCTATGAAAAAAGT